CCAGAATCTTTTTTAGATTTTAAATCTACTTGAGTTAAATCGCCACAAAATACCATTTTTCCACCTTTACCCAAACGACCTAACATCATTTCAGTTTGTTGGTGAGTAATGTTTTGACATTCGTCTACAATAACAAAACAATTAGGAAATGTTCTACCTCGCATAAATGCAAATGGTACAATTTCAATATTGTTTTCCGAAACCATTTTGTCTATTTTTTCTTTATCATAAAGTAAATATAAATTAGAATAAATAGGAGCTAACCAAGGATCCATTTTTTCTTTTAAATCGCCTGGTAAAAATCCTATATCTTCTTTAGCTACGGTTGGGCGAGTAATAATAATCTTCTCCATTTCTCGCTTAAATACCATATCTAAAGCTATTTGACAGGCAAGTAAGGTTTTACCACTACCAGCCATACCTTTAAGTAAAACAACAGGATTATCTAAAATTATTTGTTTTGCTTCTTTTTGCTCTTCATTTAAGGATAATTTAAACTTAATTTCACCTTTTGGTTTACGTTTTTCCTTAAAAACCTCTTCATTATTTTCCATAGAACGTTTGTTGATAAATATGAAAAAAGAAGCCGAGCTTACGGGCTCGGCTTACTTTTATTGATTAAAATTTATATTAAAGGGTATTTAAACCGCTAACATAAATCTTACCATAGAATTCAGGACGTAACATCTTCTTAGCGTAACGAGTCATTAAACCTTTACGTGGAGTGAAGGTATTTGGATCGTACACTAGAGGAGTCATGATCAACGGAATATATGGAGCGAATACAGCACCAGATTCAAGGAACTGTTTACCGCGGAAGCCCATCAATATAACGTTTTCAGTCATATATGGATTCTTATAAACGGTATAACGGTTGTTGATAGTACCGGTTTTCTGAACACCAAAAGCATATTCCATGTTAGTTACATCACCGTTGCTGTTAGAAGCAAATCCTGGGATTGATTCAAGAACAGTAGCAACTGTTGGAGAACATACCAAGAAATTAGCTCCACCGCGAAGGGTTAACTGGTGGATTTTGTTAGATACTTTTTGCATCTTAGTTCCTAAAGTTTGGAACCAACCACCTTGAGTGTTGTAGAAACCTAAGTTAGTAGCTAAAGTTCCAGTAGCTATCATAAGCTAGTTATTTACTACAGTCCAGTATTCAGTACCAGCAGCAGCATCTTCAATCAACATATCAAGAATTTCGAGGTCAATTTCCATAGAAATATACTCGCTCATGATGTTGGTTAATTCAGCTTCAGCGTCGATGTTCTGATAAGCATTAAGATCTTGAGCAAATTCAGGAGTCCATACAGCTTTCAACTTTTTAGTTTTAGCAGTGATGGCTTGAGATTGCATCTTAATGTTAATTTCTGGGATAGAAATTGTAGTAGCGCTTTGAGCGTTAGGTACAGAGAATGAAGTAGCAGTTGTATCTTCAAAATCACCACGGTTGTTATCAACAGTAGCTTTGTTGTAGTATACTGTACAACCTGCAGATGTAGCAGTACCGTTAGTTTCAGCAGTTGAAGCAGTGAAATAGAAAATAAGGTTTGCACCACTTACTGTTGTGAAAGCAGGTAAAGCTTTAGCTACAGTAGCAGCTGAACCAGAAGTTAATACGAAAGCACGAACTCCTTCAATATCAAAGTTAGGAATACTACCAGTTGAAATTGAGAAAGATTTAATTTCACCTTTAGCAACAGAAGCTGATAAATCTGAGTCTAAATTTACGTTAGCCCAAGAAGCTGTAGCTACAGTAGCTGAAGCAGTAGATGAAGTTTGGTTAGTAGAGTAAGCGAAACGGCCAGCACCATAAAGACCACCAGTTGTACCAGTAGTTTGGAATGGGAATTGACCACTTGCGTTACGAGTACCGTAAAGTGAGTTACCTGAAGAGAATGGGTTCACGTTAGTTCCGTATTGGAAATCTAAGAAGAACACTAGACCTGAAGGTAAGTTCATAGGTTGAACTGAAACGAATTCTTTAGCAGCGATCTGTCCAAATACTTTACGTACTAATGGAAGAGCGATACCAGCCCAGTTTTCAGATTGACCTACAGTAAAAGTACCAGCAGAAGCACCAGCACCAGTGGAACTAGCTTCTACTACTAATTGTTTGGCTTGGTTTTCAAGTAAAATAGCCATGTTGTTTTTGTCTACTTCACTCCCCATGCCCTCAAGAAGACCGGTTTTGGCCCACTTGCTTGCTAATTTAGAAGCATCACTTTGAAGTGACTTCCAAGGATTAGCAGATTCGAGTAATGATTGAATGTTGCTCATTTTTTTGTTTTTTTGTTTTTGTTTTTAGTTAATTACTTTTTTGTTAAACCAGCTAACTCACGCATACGTGCGAAAGCATCGTTTTCGATAATTGGTTTAGCTACACTTCCTAAAGCTTTAGAAGCTGAACCTAAAGATTCTTTAATAGGTGATTTAGCTGTAGTAGCTACACTTCCTAATAAAGTTTCATAAATAAGTTGTGCTTCTTGTTTGTTTTTAGCTTTGTCAAAAGCGGCTAAAACTTTTACCTTTTGTGATTCAGTTAAAGATTTGTTGCGGAAAATCTTGTTAGTGTAAAGAAGTTTAGCGTTTAACAAGTTGATTTCTTGAAGTTCAGAACGAAGAGTTTCAATTGCAGCATAAGCTTCTTTTAATTCTTCTTCGAATGAAACTTCTTTAGCTTCAGATTTAGATTCAGGAGCGTCGTTTTCTTAACTTTTGTCCTTAACTTACTCATCCTTACCCTTAGCATTTCATACACATCCTTCTTCTACATAAGTTTCATCTAATTCAGCTAAAAGTTCGTCGATGTTAACATCTTCTTCTTCGCCACCTTCTTCAGGTTCCATTTCCATGTCCATTTCCATTTCTTCACCTTTACCACCTTCAGCAGCTTCAAGTTCCCCTGCAGCTACCATGTCTTTAATAACTCCTTCAATAAAAGATTTAAGATCTTCTTCAGTCATGTCTTCGATAGACATTTCTTCGTTATCTTCACCTTCAGCTTCTTTAGCTTCTGTCATTTCTTCTTTTTCTAGTGTCTCCTCTTCTTTGATTTCGGCTAAAAGTTCGTCTAAAGAAATTTCTTCTTCAACTTCTTTTGTATCATCTTCCATTGGCTTCTTTTCTTTGCAGCTTCTTTAGCTTTTTCTTCTTTTTCCATTTCTGTTAAGCTTAAATCTTCTGCTACTTCAATTTCTTCAAGTTTAGCAGCTAATTTTTCTCTAAGAAAAGGACCAAAAGATTCTTCTAAAGCTGCTTTTGCGTTTGCTATAGCTGTTTCTTTAACAGTTTTAGCATCGGCGATTGCTTCTTTAAGCAAGTCTCTGTTTGTTGCCATTTTTCCTTAATTTTTAATTTTTGGAAGTACGCTTAATGTGAAATAATTTCAAAGCGTAATAAGATTTATAATTCACAATGCCTCATTATGTTGGGCACATTCTAGTATACGTATGTACATATCTATTCAAAGTCGCAAAGGAAGAAAAAAAAAGACGCTTCTTTTGAAAGCGCCTTAGTTTTAAAATTTATATTTAAAAATTATATTATTGGACAAGTTCCATTAGCACACAATATTTCTGTTACTAATGAATTTACTTTATAATACGGATTGATTGGAGATGAATTTAATCCTTCACGCAATGGAGACATAAACGAGCCTGGGTTTGAAGGTGTAGAAACGAAATCCCAACACAATAATTCAAAATCGTCTTGTACTTCTAATACTTCACCTACTTGTTTTAAACTACCCATACCGCGAGAAGAAACACCAACTTTAATACCACTACCAATTAGTGATTTTAAAATGTTGCCTGATGGGGTAGGTAGTATTTCAATTTTACCCATAATATTATCTCCATCCCACCAAATGCTATTGATGTTATGTGATACGTTTTTTAAGTTAACTACTTGAGAATCAGGGTGATCTAATTCACCACAAGCACGTCTGTCTTTAACTAAAGTCATGTACTTGTCGATTTCACGTTCCCATAAATCTTTAGCATAATAGCGACCGTTACCGTTTTTAACTTCACAGGTAGCTAAAATACCTTCAACTAATGGGTTACCATTCATCTTACCTTCGGTAAGTGAGGCAGGTGATACGTTAAAGGGACGAGTTTCTACAAGTAGCGATTTCATGTTATTTTAATTCTTCTTTAATAAGTTTAGCAATTAAAGAACGTACTTTTGATTCTCTTAATCCAGTTTCTAAAGCTTTAATTTTAGCTTCAATTTCAGCCGCACGTTCAGGATCTTTTTCATTCATTAATTCATCCTGAAGATCTGCAAGTTGTTGATAAAGAGCTTCATTTTCTTCTAAACCTTGTTCTCTTCTAAGTGTTTCTTCATCATGCTTCATTTGAACTAAAGTTTGAAAATCCATATCTCTTTTTAAATTAGCTTTTAAAGCATCTGAAAAGCCTTGGTATCCTTTTTCATAATAATTTTCCATTTCTTTATTAATATCATCAGGATCTTTAACATATTTAGATACAGTATTTTCTAATTCTTTTTCATATTTTTCTTGACTGATACCTTCTTTTAATTTAATTCTTTTTTCAGCACCTTTAACACCTTTATCAGGCATTTCCTTTACTTTTTTAGGCATTGAAGTTTTAGCTTCACTGTTACTTAATGTATCTTTAACGTTTGCTTTTACTTTTTCAACGTCAACGTCTAAATCACCATATCCACTTGATTTGTGTTTACCTTTTGGTTCTACTGGTTGTTTTAATGATGGTGCTTCGTCTGTAAATCCAACACCTTCAACACCAAACATTCCATCTTTAGTGTAATGTAAAGCATCTTTTGCTAAGTTTTTAACAACGATGTCTTTTAATTCATCTACAGTTTTGTCATGGTTTTTAGGATTTTTTAATTCAAGATAAAAACCTTTCATGATTTCGTTAAAATTAACGTTGTCAGCATTTTTCATGTCTGCGTTATTGTAAGCATTTTTACTATAATCTTCAACTTCTTTAGATACGTTTTTTTATAATCTTCTGTTTCTTCAGCTAATACTTTTTTCCAATCTACAATGTTGAAACCTTTACTAACAACACCACCAATAGTATTTTCATTGATGATTTGTTTTGATTTTAATACATTTACAGTAGTATCAAAATCTAAAAGGTTAGTAATGTGTTGTGGAAACAAGTGACGAGCTTGTTTTAAAAATTGTGCTTTATTTCCCTTACCACCAACGATTGAGTTGTAATGTTCTTGTAGTGTCATATTATTTTTTATTAAATAATGTTAATAAATTGTTTGCGTTTTTAATCATGTTGTCTAATTGTTCTTTACCAAATTCAGTGCCTGGGAGTTCTTTAGCTGTATTGAAATCGGGTTTTTCTTTATATGCCTTTTCAGTTTTAGCTTTGGCTTGTTTTAGTAAAGGTAACAATGTGTTTAATTTATTTTCAATTTCATCATAATCATCAATTCGATCTGTGATAAATGATTTTAAATCACCGTCTTGTAAATTTAATGAATTGATAAATGAGTCTGTTGATTCTTTTTCTTCTAATTTTTTCTTCCATAAATCTTTATGGTCAATAGTTTTAGAAGCTTTATGTAATTTTTCTACTGGAACTGGTTTCCAACCCAATTTATAGTAGTAGATGTTTTGAGCACCTTTAGCTTTTTTATTTGGATTGAATGCTACTGTTGGAGCATAATTAGCACTGTCACCAGTATTAAAATGTCCAGCTCTAGCACCAGCGCCGGTAGCACTCATTTCCTTTAATTTAGCACGGATAATTTCTTTTATTTTATCTTTATTATCCATTTATCTTTTTCAATTCGTCAAGTAAATCACAATACTGTAATAAATTAACCATATGATCGTTGTTTACTTTATCGTTTTTACCTAATTCAGCTAAAAGACCAATTGTTTCGGTTAATTTAATTTTAGTAACCTGATCGCTTGTTTTCTTGTTTAATTCAAATAAGCGATTTTTAATTTCGATAGTTTTGGAATTATAGAATTCTTTTAATTTTACTGGGTTGTCTTCACAGTTGATGAATTCTTTAAGTATATCTTTTTTACTAGGACTAAAATTAGCGTATTTGCTGTTAAATTTATCTAATAAAAGTTTGTATGTTAAAATACGAGTACCTTTATCTGCTTTGTTTAATTCTTCAAAAACCTCTTCTGTTTTATTTTCTTTTTTAGATGTTGTAGAAGTTAAATGTTCTAATACAGCTAATTTATTTGTAATAACTTGTTCGGTTTTTGCTGCTTTTATTTCCACAGATTCAATCAATGTATATGTAGCAGCTTGAGCTTTGTAATTAGGCAATTTTGTTTTAAAGAATTGTTCTAAATCATAATGATTTTTAATTTCTTTAATTAAATTGTATTTTTGTCTTTTAAGTGCAGATTTATTTAATTGTTTTGCACTTTCAAGTACAGTGTCAATTACAAGGTTTGCTTTACCTTCCGTTAAGTTAGTACGTTTGGTTAAGCTTTCATATAACTTATACTCACGACCTAATTCTGTTTTGCTAAAGTATTTTTTTAAAATACCTAAAGCTTCGGAATTCTTGCCAGATAATGTATCAGCAGTGATTTGTCTGACTAAAAGTTCAAAGAGAATACCGGTGTTTTTAAATTTTGAATGTTTGATTAACATTTAAGTATGCTTTTATTATAAATATATCAGGATAGATTAATCTCGCAATTGGTTTTCATCTAGCAACGATTCTTTTGCTTTATCTGATTGAAAGACCAATTTCTTTTCAATTTCATTTATGAATTGCGAGTTTTTTAATTTAACGTTTTCAGTTAATGCTTTGCTATTAAAATCAGGTTGATCATCTGTTTTAGCTGCCTGGCGACCTAATCTATCTCTACCAAAAACATTATCTTGAGTGTTGATGTTTGTTACTTTTTCTTTAGGACGACCTAATTCAACATCTTTATTATACCCTGCTGGCACATTTCCTGGGTCAGAAACCATACGTCCCTTACCATATAGTGCAGCTAAATCATGAGGTGTACCATACGATTTGCCTGTTTCAAGTGGGTCATTACCTTCTTCAGTTACTTGAGCTAAGCGGAATTTGCGTTTAGCATCTTGAAGTATAAGATCTCTATATTCATCATATTGATCTTCACTAAAGTGGAATATGTGGTGGTAAATCCAATCTGTAGGTAAAAGTTGAGCATCTATTATATTTTTAGCTAAATCAACTTTTTCTTTCATCAATGCAATACGTTCTTGATCGTATATAATAGATGGAGTAGTTAATGATAATTCAAAATTAGTTAATGCTTCACCTTTATACCCTTGAACATATAAATGTACTAAAGCAATACGATATAATTCAGATAAAAGTATACGTTGAATTCTATCAATTGTACGAGCAAAACGAATATCTTCAGCTGCTAATGTTGCTTTACCAGTTAAATCTTTTTCGTAACCCATAAATGCTTTAGGTACTTTAAGAGCGGCAAATAGTTTATCTCTTAAATAAACTACATCTTCCATCCCCGTATAATCTAAACCTTTAGTAGTTTCAATTTTAGTAGCACTATCGTTGCCACGAACAGGAATATAAAAATCTTCTAACATGTTTTGCATGTTGTATTTTAAGTTATATTCACCTGTTTGTTGATCTACATAAGGTGTTTTTTTCATTGTAGCAATAGTCTTCTTCATGAAGTTTTCTACTTCATTTGGAGGAATAGAACCTACATTAATATAGAAAATACGTTTTTCTGGTGCACGAGAGATCCTATGAATTAACATAGCATCTTCCATTAATGAATATTGTTTGTATAATTTACGAGCTGGTTCAATATATGAACGTCCGTAAGGCAAATAGTTTACATCTGTAAGTAAACGGAAATGTGCTATTTCGTAGTTATCAAAATATATTCCTGTTGTGTCAGGACTAAATTGATGTGGAACACTAAATTGTCCGTAACCACCACCCACATATCCTTCAGGATTGTATTTAAAACGAACAGACATTGGGTTATCTTTATCCCAACCTTCTTGACGTTCCATGTGGTATGCAGTGTATGGTAAAACATTATATACACCAAATTTTTCTGCAATTTCTAATTTTAAAAAGAAATCACCGTATTTACACATTTGGCGAGTCCAAGACCACAAGTTAAATTCAATATTTAATACGTCATAAAACAAGTTATAAAGTATTTTCTGAATGTCTTCGTCTGAGCTACGAATTTGGAGTACTTCTCCCATTTCGTTTTTTAAAGAACATTCATCAGCTATAATATCAAGAGCAGATGCTATAATAGCATCGTTGTCCATAACATCATAATCTGAGTATAGTTGTGTTCTTAAGTATTGATAATTTACGTTTAATTGTTGGCCGTAAAGTGAAGAGGCGTTTGCTGAGTAGATACGGTTGTATCTGTCTAATAACGAATTTGTTTCATATCGACCACTTCTTTGAATTGAGTCAGTGTCAATTACTTTAATTTGATTACCACCTTCGTTACGAATAATAACGTCAGTTGAAAATAATCTTTTTAGTCTTGAAAATATACTTACGTCTGCCATAGGTTAAATTATAATAGCCACCCTAAATCTTCGGTATCATTTTCACCAGTTTTCATTACATATGGATTATCCATACCTGATGCAAAATAAGCCCCCTGATATGAGGATGGTTTTTGTATGTTATTTAAAGTTGCTTTAGTCAATTCTATTCCTTGTTGTCTATATTTTAATGCTGTGTCACGAACATACATAGCAATGCTATACGACATTACCATATCATCGTTGTACCCAGTTTGTGCTTCTGCTCTACCATTTTTCCAAACAAATACTTTCATTTCTTCTAGTAAACGTCTATCTCTAATGAGTACACTATGATCTCCAAAATACTCTCTACCTTTATTAATTACTAATGGTCTAGTTCTTAAAGACATAGTAAATCCAGGTGTCATTTTGGATGTATCTTCGTATCTACTAAAATACGAATCAGAATTTGCGACATCACTTTTAGGTGAATAATATAGATTTCTATATCCTCTTTCTTGAATTGAGTCTAATGTAGACCAACCAATATTATTGTTTTCAACTATAAGTAATGCTTCATTATATTCAGTAGCTATACCACAAAGTAGATAACCAAATTCTTTAGGTGGTAATTGTCCTTTATAAGCTGCTACTTGAGCATTTGTTTCAATATCAAATATATGAAATACAGAAAAATCTTTTCCATCCCCTCTAGCTACGTCAGCTACTACCATATAATTTCTAGTGTAATCTGGGGATTCCCAAACCCACAAATTTTTATCTACACCCCTTCTTTCTACAGGTTCTGATATTGTGGTAGTTGAATAATATTCTATATGTTCAGGATAGTATACTACGTCACCTGATGTTGTAAAGTCACAGTCACATTCTTGTGATGCTAATCTTGGGTCACCTAATAATTCGTCTTGTTTTTTTCTCCAAGCTTCATCTCGTTCAGGATGAACCATCCAAGGTAATTTAATTGGAAGAAAATCGTTTTCTTGAGCTTCTGCTCTTACCCACGTTTGGTGAAACCAATTACCCGTACCAAATGGAGTAGATAATACAATAGCCCCACCACCAGTGGCTAATGTTTGTTGAGCAGAGGCCCATATCTCAGCTATGTTTTCAATAAACGCAGCCTCGTCAACTAACAACAAAGATACTGCTTCAGATCGACCAGCATCGCCTGCTGCTGAAACTGCTTTAATTTGAGAGCCGTTTGCTAATTTAAGTGATAGTTTATTATTTTCAGAAGGTCTTTCTCCTCCTTTAAGCCATGTAGGTAAGTTATCGTACATAAATCTTACCTTTGTAACCATGTTTTTAGCAGTTTCTTGTTTAGTTGCTAAACATAACACGTTTTTATCTTTATGGAACATCATTAGCCATAAAGAATATCCTGCTGCTAATGTTGATATACCTAACTGACGTGATTTAAGTACAATGTTGTATGGATTATCTCTCCATAAATTTAGTACTTTACCTTGAAATGGGTATAAGTTAAATATAATTCTACCACGAGTTGGGTGTTGAATGTAACAATATTTTTTCATAAAGTGTGCTGGGTCTTTTGCACACTTGATGTATTCTTCTCTGATTATTTGTCTTAAATCTTGACTCATATAGCTAGAAGCAGACTTAAGATAATGCAAGTTCCTCCTACAATATAGGATACTACTTTAGCACGTTTATGTTTTTTAATATCGTTTTTATATAATTGAATTTCTTCGTCTTTATTGTCAATAATTTGAGTATAATTTAATTCGTTTTGTTTATACAAATTAATTGATTTATCTTGCGTTTTAATAACAATATCCTGTTTTAAAACAACTTTATCTAAGACAAGTATAGAATCACGAGTGATTCCAATTTGAGTTTTTAAAAAGTCACGTTCGGTTTTTACTAGTAAAGCGTTTTTTAATGCTATACAAGGAACGCAACATTGCTCATCATTTGAAAGCGTCTGTGAATTCGCTAACAACGGACTTAGCATCAAGATTATTAATACGATCGCGTTCTTTATCATGTTTATTTTTGTTTTGTTTACTTTTTTCTTTTAAAACTTCTAATTCTGCTTTATCTTTTTCTATTTCTTCTTTAAATTTTTCAGCTATAGAATTAAGTTCTAAAATTTGGGCTTGTTTTGCTTTAATATCTAAAGCAAGTGAATCGTTTTGTTGATTTAACTCTTTTAAACGATCTTTAATATTTAACGTTTGTTTATTTTGGAATACAAGTAAAACAAATAGAATAGCTATTACAATATAAGGAACTATATTTTTAAGCTTATTCATATGTATTTTAAAGAATCTCTACCAGCAGCGTTAAATAAAAAATTCATTAATGTTGGTGAAAATTTCTTATCCTTTGCTAATTTTAAAATAGCATCAATTTTAGCTTTATCATCTTTATTTTTCTTAACAGATGTTAAAAATCCATTAAATTTTTTAGTTTCCTCATCTGACAAGTTTTTAAAAGCTTGTGCAAGTTTATCTTTTTCTATTTCTTCTTTACTTTTTGGTTCTTCAGGTACCGATTCTTCTTCTTCTGGTTTTTCATAGTCGTCTTGCACTTCTACATCAGCATCGTCATCTTCTGGTTCTACTGTTGGTTCAGGTTCAGCTGTTGCTGTCTTAGCTGGTTTAGCTAAAACTTGAGCAAATGCTAATTTTAAAATATATGGGTTTAATGATGAAGTACTCAATGCTGTTTCTAATTCTTTTTGTGTTAAACCACCTTCAGATCCTTCAATAGCGGCTATTAAACGACCTTCAATAGTTTCAGGACCATATAATTCTTTAGCTAAAGTTATTTTAGCAGTATCACCTAATCTAATTTTATTAGGTATACGATCTTCTTCAAGTTCAGATTCTTCTAATTCTACGTCACCACCGGCATTTAAATTTTTAATAGCATTAGTTTTAGCATCTGCTTTTAATGTATTAAATTTAGGATCTTTTGTTATTTTTTCTACTGCATCTTTACCGGCATATGTAGTTTCTGTTAATTCATTTATAATTTCTTCACGAATAAATTGATATAGTTCTTTACGTTTCATTATATGGTTTAGTTATAAATATTACAAACTTAGATAAGATTTGAACTGTTTAATGCGATCCTCGACCGATCCTGATATAATTCCGAAATTTTTAATATTAATTAAATTTTCAGAAATTAAAGTCCTAATTGTACGTTCAATTTGTTTGCGATATATTGCATCTGTTGTACGAACATTGTTATCTTCTATACCAACACCCTCTGATGTTACATGAAATATCCAATCATATTCAGGTATAAAAGTATGAGCATAATGCATAAATGCTGCTTTATGTTCTAATTCAATTGATTGAGCATTTTCTGTAAACGCCATTACATCAATAACAGTACGATCCGTTATAATGTTTTCTTGAATTAATTCAGAACAACGTTCTGCTAAGAATATAGTTTGACCTTTTAATGTACTATCTGTATTTAATGGAATACCTAAATCACGTAAATATTTACTACGTTCTGTAGCAAATGTATAGTGACTAAATTCAGGTAATTCTTTGATAGCATTAACTAATGTAGTTTTTCCTACACTTACTGTTCCACAAAAACCTATTTTCATATTAAAATCTTGCTTTAGCTGCTCCTGATTTATACCATGGTAAACCTGACTCAGCTTTTTTTATTTTTTTATGTTCGTCTTTAGTATATAAAATACCGTTTAAATAATACTCTTCTGTACCATCAGGATGAATTACAGCAGGACCATCTGGGTTGTGTAATTTATTTCCTTTAATGTAACGAACAGTACCGTCTGTTGATTTAAGACGTTTAATTTGAAGTGATGGATCAATATTCATATAACCTTATTTTGTATAAATGTATAAGTATTTTTCTTGTGAGCCAAATTACTCTCCTCCAGATAATACTCCTAAGTTTTTAAGACTTACAATCTCAACGCGAACTATTTTCTCTTTTGGTTTAATGGTCAACAAGATCTGTTGTAGACATACCAGCTTCACCAGCGCCCTGTAGTGCATCTATTAATTCTTCGATCCAGTAACCACTATAAAGTTGTTTTACTTTATTTGCTTTTTCAGGATTAACAATTGTAATACCTTTAGCGGTACGACCCTGTTTAGCTTCAGCCATTTCTTTGGCTACTAATTCACGAATTAATGTAGATAATTTATCCATTTTATTATAAATATTAGAATCCTTCGATGAAATCTGGATATTCTTGTTCTTCCATGTTTATAAATATTATTTAAGTAAAGATTCTGCTACATAAATACCATGAGCTCCACTTACTGTTATACCACGAGCTGATAAAGCATCACCTACAAAGTGTACATTTGGGTATTCAGTTAATGATAAGTCGTTATAATTTACAAGTGGTTCAGGACTTAAATATTTTACCTCAGGTACATATATTCCCCAATCATCACCAAAATTAAATACTTTGTTCATTTGGTCAATAAAATTTTCAATATATTCAAAATAACCATTCATTATGTTTCTTACACCATCTAAATTATCAATTTGAAATGCAGTTACATCTGTACCTTCTGATGTTTTAGATACTATTCTAGATGGTGAATAATATAATCCTTTACCTCCAAACTGTAATTTATTTACTACATCACGTGACCATTCAAATGGATTTTCAATACCTTTAATTTCCATTAATAT